GCCACACAAAAGTACTTATTTGGATAACTTCCACGAAGGACACGATCAACCCTTTTCGGGGGGTGGACGTATAATCCGGGAGACCGCAGTAAAGCCGGTCAAATAAGCAACTCTGTGTTTGTGACTCTGACCTCTAAGCCGATTAACATCGGTTTCACTGTTAGCCTTAAAAGGGGCTGATTCGTGCCACGAGAGTGGAGAGGTCGGAGTTACATCTCTCATCTAACCAACAGGAGTAGTGTCATGCGTGACGAACGAACCGGGGAGATTGTATCCCTGAATGGGGTACATTTTGTCTTCCTGGCCGTGCTATCGTTGGCATTGGCTTCTGGCTACAGCATAGGGCGAATCGTCGAAGCGAGAGAGGTTCAACAGCAAAGTAAAGCTGTTGGCAATATTCCTCTTCCTGCTCCGTACACACCGTCTGGCTGTCTGTGGTTAAATGATAAGGCGAGTCCCTAACAGGGCTCATGGTGGGTTAGCTCCCATCTTTGACAGGAGATCCCGATGACTATTACGCGTTTTGAACACCAGGGTAAGCCTATTAGCAAGAACGTCCAAACCGGTACCCTTAAAACGGGGCCGTTTGCGGACCAGACTGCGAAACAGACTATACTCTGGGATGATACCGTCTCCTTTGGTGAAAACTTGCCTGATTGGCGAGCCGCAATCAAGGAGGGACGAAACGCTACCACGTCAATGACGGGTTTCCGTTATGGCGCGCACTTGTCTTACGGAAGGGTTGGGAATGTCGTTAATGACTTGAACCAATCTTATAGGCGTCACGATGGCCAGTTAATGGTCAACAATGGCGTTGCTACAATTCCGGGAGCATGTGCCGCTGCAACTGTCAATCGTGCTACGACAGAAGCCGCCATCAAGTTTGTAAAACATTATCGTCAGAAAACGACGAATTGGGGTGGTGCCGGTGAATTTCTTGGCACCATCGTACAGACTGCGCGGCTGATCAGAGATCCTGTGATGTCACTCCGAAAGGGAGTGGACGGCCTCTATGCTGACCTCATTAAAGCACTTAATCGTGCAGGTGGGGTAGGCATTCCTAAGGCGCTGTTGAAGCGTCGTAGAAGGGAGGCAATCGCAGACACGTGGCTTGTGTGGAGTTTTGGCGTTAAGCCTACCATACAGGACATCAACGACGCGTGTACCGCAGCTCGTGCTATAGCCTCAGGCCGCCAGTTTGATCTGGTTAGGCTGAATGGTGAAGCCGAGTTTTGGGACACTATAAGCGTGGGACATGGTATAACTTATAATGCTTCTCCTAGTGGTTCTATTGGAGCAGCGTTCTCTAAGGAAATCATAGATCACGCGTGGGTTAGATATCGGGGTGCGTGGAAAAACACCAACCCTGGTGGAGAGCTTCTTCCAACTGCTCGGTTCGGTCTCTCGTTACAAGAGATCGTGCCGACAGCGTGGGAGCTTGTGCCCTGGTCGTTCTTCGTGGATTACTTCACGAATGTGGGTAATGTTCTCGACGCATGTAACGTCTCTATGGTCAATTTCGCATGGATGAACCGGTCTACAAGAAGTAGCCGTTCCGTGCGGTATTCTGACGTGTATAGGCAATCACCTCCAGCATCCAACGAAACAAGTTTTTATGGACAAGGAGGGCATGCGCGTTGTGTTCGCAGAGACGTTCTTCGCGAAAGTACTGCATCCCTGGCTGACGCACGCTTCAGTTTAAATATGAAGATGCCATCTACCTTAAGGCAGCTAAACATTGCTGCTTTGATACAGATGAGGGAGCGCAGGATTTTGTATGGACGTCATCCTACTACTTAACCCTTAACTAAGGCGACATAACCATGTCAGTCTCACTTACTTCGCCCATTACGGGCGCCGCTCAGACGGGCTTTACCAGCCCGACATACACGCTGACGGTCGATACGGCACCAGATGTTAACGGAAAGCAATGGGCTGTTACCGCTTTAGGCGGGACACAGGCCGGCGCTACCGCACACTCGGTGTCCTCTCCTTTCACCAGTACGTTCTTTCGGCCTAAGGTGCTCCGTAATATTGGCGCACCCAATCCGATCACTGGTGTAGTTAGCAATGTGCCGCGCAACACCTACAAGCTGATCACGCGTAAGGGCATGGTGCCCCTAGCTGGTCAGGCTGCGGTGAACATGATTGTAACTACGATCATGGAAGTGCCGGCGGGTGCTGATACTGCGTCGCCCGGAGAAATCCGTGCGGCCATGTCTGAACACATCGGGTCGCTTACCCAGCAAAGTGCTGGTATCGGCGACACGCTGATTAACGGCGTCTTCTGATATTAGGAAGGCTACGTTTGGGGGGTGCTTAAAGTACCCCCTGGTGGATTAGACCCCACCGTTCAGAAACCTCAGCAATTGCTATTGGAGACGATCATGTCTAGTCAGTCTGACGCTCTTTTACAAAGCCTTCACCATGATCTCACACCACACTTGGATAGTTACCAGCTCACATGTTCAGTGGCGGGTAAACCCTTGTGGCCGGATGCTACGGTAAGGCAGGCGCAGTGTTATGCGCAGGCCACCTCCTTATTGAAGAAGTTTAATGAGGCGGACCGTCCTAGCGATGCAGCGAGTTCAGCTGCCCTTGAGAAGTTTCTAGCGTCTAACAAACGCTGCCAGGACTTCGCATGGAATCCGGTTGATGCCAGAGATGAGGAGCTCCTAGGGGACGTAAAATTGTCCCTCTGGAAGTTCTTTAATCCTGGAGGATACCCTCTGTTCTCCACGTTCGATAAGATATTTGAACGCGGAAGCCTAGGTAAAGGGTCGAATCGTTTGGCCCGGGGCTCGGACTTTTATACTAAGGTCTTTGACTCTCCTCTTAGTTTCACAAGTGAGACTGTCCACTTTCTGTGGACGAGAATAGCTTCGAGGGACTCTCGCTGGTCAGATGCCGTGAGGCAAGTGACGTGCCAGTATACCCCTAGAGCTGTCGAAGGTAACAAGTTAAGTTTCGTGAATAAGAACGTGACTATCGCCCGTTGCATATCGACGGAACCTACATTAAACATGTGGTTTCAGTTGGGTATTGGCAGCTACCTCGAGGCAGGTTTGAAAGCTTCGTGGAATATTTATCTCGATACACAACCTGAGATAAATGGCGAGATGGCCCGCGTTGGCTCGGTAACCGATCAGTTATCTACGATCGACCTAGAGTCTGCGTCCGACAGTATATCTCTGGGACTGTGTGAACTAATTCTTCCACCTGATCTTTTGGTGTTCTTGAAGATGTTCCGGTCTCAGAATGTCGAGCTACCTGACGGTAGCGTGGCCCCGTTACATATGATGTCTACGATGGGAAATGGTTTTACGTTCCCGTTACAGACAGCTATATTTAGCGCTGTCATTACTGCTGCTTATAAGCACCATGGAATAAAACTGGTGTCTTATGGGCCCGCCGACGCTCGTAACTTTGGAGTTTTCGGTGACGATATCATATGTCACCGTAAGGCAACCCGAACAGTCGTGAGACTGCTTGGGCTCCTGGGTTTTCGAGTGAACGCCAGTAAGTTCTTTGTTGAGGGACCGTTCCGAGAGTCTTGTGGCGCGGACTGGTTTTTTGGCCAGCCATGTCGGGGGGTGTATGTTAAAACCCTCTCGAATCCACAAGCTATCGCAGTCGCCATCAACGCTCTAAACCGCTGGTCCGCTCTCACAGGGGTGGGTTTACCTACCACTGTGAGATACCTCTTAAGTCTGATACGGAAGCCCAAGTGGGTTCCGCCAGACGAGAGCGACGACGCAGGTGTCCACGTGCCATTAGACATGGCAACGGGGAGAGATATACACCACCTGCAGCACGGCATCGTAGGTTATTCTTACGATGCAGCACTTTCCTCAACGATGGTAATCGTTAATGAGGAGATCGTGTGCGGTAGAGGGGAGAAGAGACGCAGTTATAATCCTAACGGGTTATGGTTATGTTTCCTCCTTGGCGCAGTAAGGGGCACCGTCATGCACGTCGAGAAGACGCGAACGGCGGTTAACACCATCAGCCTCAGGCAGAGGCATGTGGTGTATAAAGCGAGACGTAAGGTGACCCCGATGTGGGATGCCTTACCGCCCCG